CTGCTGGTATCGCTGCTGGTAGTCACCGCTCCAGTCACCGAGCTTAATCTGCGTACTGGGAGCGAACCGCGCTGCTAGTTTATCTGCACACAGTTTTCCTGCCCAGTACACATTCGTAACCGCGAGACCGCCTTCTGCTTGGGGGAGTACGATGTAACATATCTCCTCGTCCTGCAGCAGTTGGTGGTTGCCGTCGGTGTCCCCGATCGTGAACCGAACCGCATCCTTCATCGAAGTGGTAGGATCGCCACTGTAGCTCCACGTCATTTTTCTTTAGCTCAGAAGTACGTACTCGACACCGCGCTGTTGAGGAAGTACGCCAGGTCTGGTGCGATCTGTTCCATGCCCATTGCCATCTCGGCTTCGAGTCTCATTGCCTTCCTCCACTCCAGGCGGAAGTTACGCACAGCGAACCAGCCTGCTCCACCTGAGCCTTGTATGTTCTGATAAGGCCCACCAGAGCTGAGGTAGCCGTTCCAGCCGAAGGTATATCCTGCGCTTGGCGTAAGTATCGAGGGCGTTGGGTTGCTGTAGCAGAGCAGAGCATCGTTGCCGTATGCAAAGCCATAGCTTGCACTTGCGCCTTCTGCTGCCGAGTTTACCACACACATCGGTATGATAACACGGTCAATGCTGAACACTTGTGCAAGAGCCTGTTCACTGACAACAGCCGGAGCGCCAGGCGTTCCACCGAACTTTATCCTCTCAATGATTTCCGGATGGACAATCAACGCTTCGTAGACTTGCGGGCCTAGTACGAGTGTATTAGGCACAAAGCCAGTCTGTTGAGCGATAGACAATCTATACTTCCGTATCGTTTCGATTGGCGAGGAGTTTAGCTGGTCGTCGAACTGGACAAACTTGTAGTCAGTTGGGTCGCTTGTGACTTCGGCTTGCGTGTTGCCTGTTGCCTGGTTCGACCAGACGCCAGGGGTGAAGTAGTTGGTCACAAACTCCATCTCACGCGCCAAAAGAAGCTTCTGCGTAAGGAATAGTGAAATATCCCTCTGCATGTTCAACGGAGCATCGGCGTTAGCCGCTACCGCATCGCCAAGGTCAACGTGTAGGCCCCAGACATCGCACATGTAGGTATTCTTCATGTTGATGCCGTAGCCGGTACCAGTGGTCTCGGCGCCGTCTAACCGAACTTTGGCCTCATTCGTGAACCAGTAGTCTTTGTTGTACGACACGTAGTAGTCGCTTTTCTTCTGTACAGGTATCAGCGGGAATATATTAGCCGATTGGAACTGCGTTTGGCTTTGGATATATGCCACTGAAAACGTCGTGTTCGGGACGTTAACGTGCACGTCGTAAACAGTGGGTTGACTCTTGGTCAACGTGACGTGATCGGGCATCGTCCACGCTTCGCTGATGTCGTCGATGTATCCGGCTTTAGTAAGTCGTGAGGCTGCGCCGTGTAGTCCGGCCTGGCCTAATCGCGCTGCGTTCCCAGAGAGTCCCATATTAGGAGTGAACGACGCGACGTTTCTAAATCTAGTTGCCATTTTTGTTTTTCTCCTTAATTGGTGATTATGTGGACTTCCAGGGCGCCTGTGTCACTGCCGAAGGTCGTCGTCTGTGCGTAGTGGATCGTAAGCGTGTCCGTTGGCACAAACGAGTTGTTGATCGTCGGGGCTGCCCCGTTACTGATTATTTGGTACTCTGTGGCTGTGGTGCTGAGTGCAACGGTCGACTTGGTTGTGCCTGACGAGTATAGGTTTCTTGTTACTCCGCCTGTGGTTAGTATCAGGTCTAGTGATCCTACTCCTGAGCTCGATCCGGCAGTGGCCGTATACAATACGTAAAAGCCGACAATAGAGCCCGTAAAGCCTAGAGGTATGCCTGCAATAAGGTTGCCGGTCGCGGTGAGGTTCGTCTGCTTGATGCCGCCGAACATTATCTGGCCGGCGTGATACGTCGCGCCCTGCGGTATGCCTATTCCTACACGTATGTCGTGTATCTCACCGGCTCCGCCGCATACATCCTGGCTCATCATCCCAACGATAACGTCGGTTCCGGCTACACCGGGGCCGAGGGTGCCGTTGGTATCGTAAACCTTGAGACCTTGGCCTGGGTTCGCTGTCGTGCCCATATATGCTTTACTGTGCCCGACCTCTGTTACGGTCGCAATATCTCCTGCTGTTGGGTCGTTTTGTAGTATCCCCCACGCCTGATTTGCTGGTACTGTAACCGCTCCGATCGTCTGAGCAGAGGTAGAGGCAATATACATCTTGCCGTCAGTCCCCATCATGACCGCTCTGAATTGCGCTGTGTTAGGGGTGAAAAGCCCTGTGCTTGAAAAGTCTTGCCCAGCTATGTAACTCATTTGCTGGACTGGTGCATCGCCGACCATGATTATCTACCTCCTAAAACACGGGCGAGGTTTTCGTTGTACCCCTCAGGGTCTGCGTGAACGATATCCGTGTATGCCTGTTCGTAGGTGACTGCTCCACCGCTCTTTCTAACGGCTTCTTTTGCCAGGGCGTCCCATCGGACAAGTGGATCCTGTGCGTCAGTACCGCTCTCGGCTTCGGAGCCGAACTCAGCGAACAGATCGCCTTTAGCAAGCATCTCTTCGTGAGCGTCTAAAAGCTGGATAAACCGCTTAAAATGACTCTCGTCCATTACATCCCCTGCATACTTAAGCAGTGGGATGAAGTCCGGGCCCTTCGCAATGTGCTCGTAGGAAGCGGCTTTCTGGACATAGATACGGTCAACCGCATCACTCTCCAGCTTCTCGATCCTTGCGTCTTTCTCTACCATCATGCGGTAGAGCGGACGGACAGCTTTCTGAACGTCCTCTGGCAGGAGGTCGATATCCTCTTTCTTTTCGATCTTTGCGAGGGCTTTTTCAATATCTGTTTTCTTCATTTTCGTAGCTCTCGATTTCGTGGTGCCGTCACCATCACCATCACAACCATCGTCATCATCGTCGTCGTCTCCGTCATCAGCAGGCTTAGAAGCCTTAGCGAATCCAGAGAGTTGAGCGATCTTGTCGAAGGTATCAGAAGGTAATTCATCAGCGACGCTCTTGGTAAGCTTCACTGCGCCTGTTAAGGCTTCATACGCTTCAGGTGGCAGCCCAGGAAATGCTTTTTGTACTTCTTCGCTATCGTTGGTCTCTTGTTTGAGCACGTCGATAGCGAAGGCTGCATCTTCTGATTCTGACATAAAACTAGACTCCGTTAACCCTTTAGTGAGCTTTATGCGCTTACGCGCAGCTCCACGGGTAACCAGATGTACCCCTCCTTCTTTAGAGAGGTTGACATCTTCTAAACGAGTAGGGCCGTGTTCGCCTTTATTTAAAGAGCTAAGGCTAAGTGCATCATTTGAATAATCTTTAGTGTTCACCTGAGCCTTGGTACTCTTCTCGTTTCGCTCGCTTTACGGGCTTTCCGGTATGCGTAACCCATTTCCATCGATACTATACGCGCCGAATTCGCCGCTCTCAACGCGCTTTGTTAGCGTATCGTTTATTCTGGTGTACAGCACCCAGTCGTCTTTTTTGACGTACTCCGGCCCATCGAACGTTTCGAGGGTGAAGTCAACGGGAGCGATAAAGCTCTCCACCGGCACAGCTTGATCCGATTTTACGGGTTTAACGTGGTGGGCTCCTACAGGGCCATAAGAGCTTTGCGATTTGATCGCATTAGCGAGATAGTCACGAGCCATCTTACGCAGGTCATCAGGATACATAAAATCCTTCTGCGTATCTAGCTCACAGGCTTCCCCCTTATGGCACGCTGAGTACACAACACCGACCACGACGTTATCGGATTCGGCCTTCAACAGTCGTGCGGTATAGTGCCGGGTTGCTGCTGATTTCTGTATCGTCCTAAAATCGTTTTGTGCGTTTATATAGCTTGCGTGTATCTCTTTAGAAACGGCGGCTTTTTCGGGCCGCCTCATCAGTTTTTTTGGTAACGTGCCTCAAGACTTTTAGCCAGCATGAGCCTTTTACGTTGGAACTCCTGCTCAGCACGAGGTACGCCGAGCTCAAGCAGTATCGGATGTGGTAAGGTAAAGTCTATATCTCTACCTAACAATTTCTTTACAGTATGTCCTAATGCAACCCTAACCATCTTATGACCTTTCTCGATGCGGTTTAACTCAGTATCAAACCAGTCAGACCATTTTTCGATTTCATCTGTATTTGGTTCACGAGGTGTGCCATTATCGTGCTTACGCAGGTGTGGTACAAGATACATAAACGCAATATCGTTTCGAGTCAGGTTAAGCGGTTTTAGATACCTCTCATCAAAGATCCTGCCAGGTTTGCCGGTCATCGCTGACTTACGGATTGTATCGTTTGGACTTGGTGATGCCGCGATAAAGAGCACCTGGGCACGAGGACCAATGTATGTTTCAACATCTAACTTTTGAATGTTGTCTGGAGCATCTTCACCTATGTCTTTGTAGTAGCTTCTGAGCGTTGTTTTCATTGATGCGAGTTCATCCGGTGGGATACCTTTTGACTGATTGATTCGTCCCGCTGCTGCTGCAAGTGCTGTTCTGTTTATTTTGAACTGTCCGTTGATTATATCTCCAACAGGGAACTTAAAGTCAGAAAGCTTGTTTGGGTTTGGTGCGCTCCACAGATAACCTCTTTTGAGCTGGCTGAAGTTAATGTCGCCATCGGCGTTCGTAGCTGCTGCAACCATACGCTTTTGTGCTGCACCGGCGTCCCATGCTCCTGTATCCGCTATCGGTGCGTCTTGTTTACCATGAGCGTCCTTATCGACATCTTCTTTGCTCATATTCTGGCACGCGGTCCGTGTCTTCTCACAGTCCTTTTCGGCTTCAGATCCGGTTTCTCCAGCTTTCTCTTTCAGTTTCATACAGTTATCTACGACACCTTGACAACCGCCAGCCTTCTCGACTGATTTTTGGGATTGCTGTACTGTGGTGTTAGGTGGGGTTTCCGGACCTGAACCACCTTGCTGGCATGGTGGACACGCCGGACAATCGGGGCAGCCCTGTGATGACGGTGAAGTCTGGTCGGTGTTGTTCATGCCACTGGGTAAATCCTGTTTGCCGATTCCTTGTTCAGCATTAACGTCTTGCTGCGTAGCAGCTGCTTGTGCTGACTCGACCGCCCCCTCTGCTGCGGTTTGCGCTTCTTGTGCTGCGGCTCGTCTGTTTTCAGCAGCGGCCATGCCACCAGCTTTAGGCATCACTTGCTGGTGTAGTTTCTCCCAGACCCCTGGGGGTAAATACTGCTTGACGCTTTCAAACATCGCGTCAACGTATTGCGGACTGTATGTTCTTTTTTCGATTTCGACTTCTTCAACAGTTTCATTCATCTCTACTTTGGTCCTCTCTAAATTTATCGTTCATATGCGCGCTTCTTCGGAATCTGCTTCGGTTTCTGAGATTGAACCATTCTGTAAAAATCATTCTCAGATAACTCTTGACCATTTACCGTGACCCCACCTTTACCATACATACTCATTGGCGGTAGTCTTGGGGCCATTTTATTCGGGTCAGCGAGTAAACTACTCGGGTTATTTGACGTCGTAGCTTGTGGTCTTTGCTTTTCTATTGACCTAAGCATCGCTTCCTGTTGCTCTGCGCTAGGCTGTGGTCGGCCATCATGAGGCATTAACATCGCATGTCTGACTTCATGCTGTCTTTCTATCTCTTCATCGTGTAAGGTAAGCAAATAGGTAAGCGCGATCTCGGGGGTGATTTGCATAGCACTAAGCATTGCTTTCTCAACGGCAGAGATACCCGGGCGTGACAACATACTGGCACGCATGCCGTCGATCATTGCGTCCCAGCGTTCGAGTAAATCTCCAGACAGGTCAAGCTTGAACGGCTTAAGTTTCTTCTTTTTCTTGGCTGCTTTGGCGAACTGCGCCTCTATTTCTTTTTGCTTGGCCTCGAACTGCTTGAGCTGTTCTTCTTCTTGACTTGCTTGGAGTGCGGCGAGTGCTTCGGGTTCGGAGGCAGTTGAGATAGCTTCTAAGAACTCAACGTCTGCGGTTTCTTCGGTTGGTTGTTTCTCTTGCTCTGGAAAGAGTTTATCATGAAGTTCTTTTTCGATTTCTTCAATGCTCTTTTTATCGGTAGGCTCAATTATAACCTCAGCTTCCTTCTTCTTAGTGACTTTCTTAGTTTTAGGTTTAGCTTCTTTTTTTTCAGCTGGCATTAAATCCTCCTAAACGTGAAATATAATTCCGTAAATCATTTCAGCAATGAGAACACCGGCGATTATGATTATGAGCTCTTGCAGACATT